AGCTTTAGATAGACGGCATCAGGACGTCCAGAACGTTCCAAGTGCTTGACATCGTAGGGCTCATCGCCCCTCTTCAGCAAGAACTTGAGGAGGGCCGCCTCCCCATCCAAGGGATTCTTTGGAAGGGGTGACTGCTCTACATATCCCTTAACCTGAGGGGCATGTAGAGTCGCGTGCATTCTTTCCTCAGAAAACCCGAGGAAAGAGTGGCGACCCAGGACCGGGGAGGTGAAGGATACCGTTGGGTACCTTCCTTTGAAGAGGCGAGAAATCTCCTCATCAAGGTATAGTGCGGTCGCCCACAAACCTGCCTTATAAAGGTGGTTTCGAAGGCTCACGTACGATACACACTCCTCAACGTCCCGAAGTGATGAAGGAAGCTTGCGCCGGCATTTTACGATGGAAACATCGTGGCCAGCGTAGTACTCCTTCCCGCATGACTCTCTGAACGAACCATTCCAGAAAGACTTGCGCAATCCCACCTTGAAACCATAGGTCTCAAGGCAGGAGATCACTTCATGCACACTGTCTGTGGGGCAGATTATATCGTCCCCATAGACGCGCACCGATCGAAGCAACCGGTCTATATCAGACCGGTCGATCGACGCAACTGGGATCCTAGACGCATCGCATACACCCATCACGGTCAACGTTAAGAAGACCATTGCTTCGATGGGGAATGTTAGCGCCGAACCCATAGACGCGAACTTGGCTAATGGCATAACGCCATAGTCAGGTACATCAGCGTTGAGTGATCGACATGCTTGCACGGCCTCCGAAAAATGGGGGTAGCGCGCAAGCATATTAATCACAAGCTGATTCGAGACGAGGTCGGATGCACTGGAGAGATCCAGTGTTGCGAGCTGCCCTGTAAGGGAGCCCTCGGCAGCCATGAACTGGTTAGGTTCTTGGTCGTCGAATCCGATCATGGGGGAGTAGTGGGAAAGACCTATCTCCTCCACCAGCATCGAAGCCAAAGCCTGCTGCGAGTATTGCATCGCAGTTGGTTCAATGGCAATAATGCGTGGCGTCTTGAGCGTTTTAGGCACGAGAATGACCCTGACGGGTTGTTCTTCCTCAGCAGTGAGGAATCGGATTTGCTCCTCGACAGAGGCATATCCGTTCGTACCAGGTTCGAATTCATCCAGCTCATAGAGCAGATCCGCACTTCGCCAACTGGGTAGAAGCATTTCACCAGCCGGCAGGATCTTCTCGAGGCGCTCGGTCCAGGTTCTGTTTTTCCACTTTTGATTGCCCATGAGGCGATCAGCTGTGGCACCTGGCCCGTGCTTCGGCTTGAGTCGGTCGTAAGACCGTCCCCCACCGCTGACGAGGTGTAAAACTGCTTCCTCGCATCGGTCAAGGGCTCTGCCGAAAAGCAGATCGAAAACACGGTTAAAACGGCGATAGTCAATATCACCAAGCCGCGAATCGGTCTGTTGGATGAATCTCTCACACTCGACATACTGGTCGATCGCCTTCCGGTTCCTTGCATCACTGCAAGGAATGTTGATTTTGCTGTAAAACAGCGTTAGCTGCCTTACAGCTCGGATGGCGTCCGGGTTCGGTTCGTCGAGTAGGACACCAGTCTCAGAGTTGAAGACTTGACTAACGAAACCTCGCAAGAATGCGGGGAGCCGTGATCCTTTAGCTTTCCGAAAGGAAAGGAAGGACGTAGAGTCGACATAGCCGTCATCAAGTGACTTCTGAAAATCGTCACAGAATCCGGCTAGGGTGATCGTCAAAAACGAGTCGCCCTCTTCTTCAACTCGCTTCGTGATGGTTTCCCAATCACGAAGGGTGCAGGTGCTCAACATACTACCCAATTCATCGAGTAGTACGTGGTAGAGCGGCATCAGGCTTTTCATCATCTGCCTCTTTCAATGTAGGGGTAAGGTGAATCCTGGCTTGATGCATAGCAAACCCTAGGGCGGTAGCCTTTCGGGTCCGTTATTCAATCAGTTCTCTCCACCAAGAAACTTGGTGAGGACTGCACCAGAGGCTGCATTGAGCTGGGCGATCAGCCCGTCAATGACGGCCTTCTGCTGCTCCACCGTGTAACCGGTCACAGGCGTGTCTACCACAAGGTAGGCACCCATCGAATGAACGATGTTCTGTGCCGAGATCAGCGGGTCTGGAGCCACCTTAGAGTGGTCCAGTCGGAAAACGCGTCGGTTACGTCGGCCATAAGTATGGCTAACGGTCTCCTTCACGGTTCCGTCGTTCGAAACGAACGTTCCACTGTTCTTGTCACTCGAGATTCGAGGGACAGCAACGGTAACACCGGAGATGGTAACGGACTGCGGGTCTGCGAGCATAAAGCGCGCTCCGATCTCTCCCAAGTAGGGAGGGTAATGCAACACCCAGGATGGGTGTTGACGGGGTGTGCGGTGCTAAGACCTACCGTGTTATTCCTAACGCGGCAAGAATGGCGATCTGACGAGGAGTGAAATCCTCGAACGTCAGACCGAACCCATA